CACCTCGATTTTTTATTGGAAAATTTTAAGCACGTTTTTAAACCTTAAACCCTTGCGGATTGGCTTAGAAACGTGCTTTTTTCATGTTTTCAGCTATGTTTTCTCTGGTTGCGTTATCTCTCGGAAACGATAGATTTTCTTGCTGAAATGCAAAATTTTGTCACGGATTTTGTCACGAAATTTGTCACGGATTTATAGCCAAGAAATGGCTTATTTACTCGACAATTTCAGTTCTTTCCGGGAACCTCTGAAGGAGAGATTTGAAGGAATCAAAGGCTCCGTCCTCTCCTACATAGTCGAATCCTCCCCCCCTAGTCTTTCTAACCTTCGCATTAGTCGCCATAAGCCCAGTCTTTGTCAGATAGTACCACTTGCCTTTATCCTGGAGCCACTGACCGGAAAGCATACCGCCATCTTCCCCAAGATAATACCAACCTTCCTCAGATTTAAACCAGCCCTTAATCATGAATCCGGAATTGTCAAAGGCGTACCATCTGCCGTTAATATAGCGCCATCCGCCCCATAGAGGCACGTTATCGACATAGAACATCCATTTATCATTTAACTGTTGCCAGCCCTCTCTACGTGGCTCCTGTTGCGTTGTGGCGTGATTCTTACAAGCCATGTAGAAGCACCAGCTTACAAACTCAGCGCACCAGAACTCGGATAAAGCCTTCCCGTTGTTGTACCACTGTCCGTACTTGGTGTAGTTCTTGCTTCCTCTGTTTGCGTGTTTGTCCTCCAGTCCATTGGGGGAAGCCTTCTCCTCGTAGCCAATTTCTCCTCGTGCAACGTCCAAAAGTTCCTGTTCGGTGCAAGTATCGTCTCCGTAGACAGGTCTTGCAAAGCCATTTACCCAGTTTCTACCGCCTACGGAATATCCATTATAGGTTTTCCTTCTGCACTCTCCACCGTTTCTATCTCCATGAGTGCCGGAGGTGTTGCCTTCAATCGTGGTGATCTTGTTTCCTTCCACGCTCTCCACAATTCCAACATGGGCGATTCTTCCCATTGCCGGGCTGAAGAAAAAGACTACATCGCCAGCCTTTGGCACGGTATGCCATCTTGCGGCTTTCTTGAATTGCCCGGCTCCGCTAGGCGTATATTTGAAGTAGTCGCCACACAATGCCTTTTGTCCTCTCTGATACGGATTCATATATTTCCTCCTGTTCTGATTTGAGAAAAGTTTTTTAAAAAGTTTCTCAACGCTTCTCAACTTTTCTCAACGCTTCTCAACTCTCCAAATCAAAAAGGGGCAATACATTGCTGTACTGCCCCAAGTCTGCCCTACAGCTCTACGCCGGGTCCATTCTCCTTGTCCTCTTCTCCTACGCCTCTGCCATAGCCGACAGGGTGCGGGGAATTGTCCGCTTTGCTGTCCTTTACCGGGACTTCCTGTTTCTTGGCATCTTCGTCAATGCCTTCGTACCTTTCAAACGGCTTGTTCTTACTCATACGCTTTCCTCCTGTTATATAAGTTATTGTGTAAGCTGCTTGCCGACTTGGTTAACTCCGGTAGAGGCAAGGCCGCTTACAATTCCAATAGCTACCGCATTTAAAATATCCTTTGCCGGGAAGTCCGGCATAGTCAGCATTCCCACCACGCCAAGCACAGCGCCGGAGAATCCGCAGATTACAGGAATGAATTTATTATTCAAACCCTCTACTGCCTTGCACCCCGCTCCGATGAGGTACACGATCACTGTAATTGCTACCACTGTTCCAATCCCAAAATCCATTTTTCTCTCCTCTCTTTTAATAACTAAAGTCACTCTTTTTCGACCGCTCGTCATACGCATCAGTAATAAGTTTCGTTGCACTCACGGTATTGTGGTTTTTAAAGTCCAGATGATTTCGGCAATACCTGTCATAGGTGTCAATATCTGCAAAAATCTGAACGAAACTTTCTCTACTGTGAGCCTGTTTTCCAATAATCTCATCACTAAAGCGTAATATCCTAACCTTTGCGGCTATGGCTCGTGTCTCCTCGACTGATTCAGCAACGGCTTCAATCTTGTCGCTTAACACTTCAACCCGATCCATTAAGACTTTTTGAGATTCCGCAAATTCCTTTGTCAATATCTTCCCGATAAAGGTAAGGATTGCAGTCCACGGCTTCTTGTCTTTCGGAGCAAACTTTTCCACCACCGTGATAACCCCAAGGGAAAGCCAACCCAAAGACTGGATAATCACTCCGAAATCCACCAAACTAAAAAATGCGTTAAAATCCAACATCCATATCCTCTCCTCCTTCCTGTATGTCTACCGCCATAATACAAACCATTATTTTTTGATACCCTAGCAATAAAAAAGAAAAGGACAAGTTTCCTTGCCCTCTCCTCCTTACTTTTTCGCCCATTGCTTAAGGTCTTTTTCGGTGTATAGCTGTTTCCCTTCGTAGGTAATTCGCAGAATCTTTCTAAGGATTGCATCAGATTCCGCCGGATTCCCTATGGCCGCTTGATAGGCTTCCTTATATCTGCCGGTTACCGCGCTCTTGATACTGCTTCGGATTTTATCGTCTGATACGCCGTCAGCCTTCTTGTAAGCGATATAAGCATTCAAGCTATCCTTGTATCCTTCCGATTGCTCAAAAAGTTGTTCCGCTAGATCCTCCTTCTTTATCGGGCTTTGCTTTCTATAGGCACTCTCCAGCGCTTTATCAATCATGGCTTCACTAAATCCTTGGCTAAGCAATGCTTCCCTATCCTCTGAGTAATCTTGGCCGCTTGCTTTCTTTTCAGCCATTGCCTGGATCGTATCATTGCCTTTTAGCTGTCTCTGCATAGCTTCATCAATTACATCATCCCCCAGCTTTGCCTTTAAATCCGCCATAATCTTATCGCCTAGTGCCTTGTCTCCTCTGGTGTATGCCTTTAGTGCGGAAGATAGGAAACGCTTTACATTGATATAATCGCCCTTGCTGTTCTTTCCTTCCATGTTGTAGACAAGCTTGTCTCTTTCATACTGGAGATTCACATCATCCAGCACATCATAGATAAGCGTATCGTACAGCGCTCCCATATCCCTCAAAGTATTGCTCATTGGGATGCCCGCAATATCAAGCATATTTGAAGCCTTGTATAGATTCCCCACTACTCCAAGCTTAGAATCCTCATCCATAGCCTCCGATAAATTATTGACCGCCTTAACCGCATCAGCGATAGGCTTCGTAGTAAGGTCATTGGATCCGTTATTCCACTTCTTCAAAGCTGTATTCACTGCTATTTCAAAAGCCTCTCTCGCAAAAGGAATGTAGCCTATTGGATTGATATTATCCGTAAATCCTCCCACAAAAGCATCAAGCCAACGCTCTCCGTATTTCTTTTCCTTTTCTCTACTTCTCATTGCGGATAGTACAGAAGCAGCGGCGGCGGCAAGCGCGGCATTCAGCACATACGCCGACATAACCCCAAGTAATTCCCCGGCGTTACCCTTTCCCTTCTTGTAATCAGAGTAAGCACGATAAACCATGTTATAGGTCTTTGACGGCTCAGACATGAAGGAAGTAGTCAGTTTAGTCAATCCGCTTTTACTCTTCATGGCATCCGTTCTATTCAGCACGGAATCCACTACTTGCGTTTTGTCTATAACGTCGTTGAATATATCTGCCGCCGCCTTGTAATACTCTTCCGTGCCTTTCTTTAGGTCAGTAGTAGCCTCAACCTTCTTTTCTGCAGCGTACCAAAGGCGCTTCCATGCGAACTCGTCTCCTTTTTCCAGAATGAATCCGGCTTTATTCGCTATATCCTCTCGAATAGTCGCTTCCCCGGTCATCTGCTGTCTAAGGCCTTTGCCCATATTGATATCAAAAGAACCGCTCATAGACTTCCAAAGAGCAATAGGCGCGTATTTCTTCGCAAGTTCCCATTCCTTGTTTGCCTCAGTAATAGGAAGGCTAAGACCTTTTGCAAGATAGATTGGCTCTATAGCCGCAATCGCTCTTGCATAAGCTGTCGGCTGTTGGATTGCTACTCTTAGATTGCCAAGAACTTTCGCCCCCTTATACAGGCTGGAAAATCCTTGTGAGAATTTGTCCGCGTTATCCGTGTCGCCACGGCTTCCGTTTAAGTCTCTAAGCAGATTCATGTAGTAATTTATACCGCCATTACCCATTACTCTGGAAAGCTCTCTATGAACGGAATTGCCTGTCTCGTCCTTCATGTTATAAAACTTCTGCATATCGGTAATGGCTGGGAAATATGCGCCGTAAGAAGTCATTTCATCCACATGCTTCATCATTACTTCAAAGATATCGTCAACAATCAGCGGATTGTAGGCTTCTTTCTGGAGTGATTTAGTCATTCCCTTATTCTTCAGCGTAGACATATTCCTCTCAAGGTCGCTGTTTTTCATATCAATAGTATCTTTATCCACCTTGATAGGGAAATAGTTCTTTTCCGTGAACTTGTCATAGCCGTATACCGCATTGCTGGCCTCGTTTCCGAACTTTGCCACATCAACGGACAGGATTTTTCCAATGCTATCAGCAAAGGCTTTTTCATTATCTGACAAATGCTCATCCACAAGGGCATTGACTTCCGCTTCAGTCAGTTTATAAACATTCTCATCTCTGGCGTATCTTCCGATTTCCTTCCTGTCTCCAATCTTAAAGCCTCCAAGCTTCTCCTCGATATGCTTTGCCCCTGTCTCTGCATCTGTCCTTTCTCCGTACATATGCATTCTTGCCTGGTCTCTTAGGTTATAAAGATACATAGACATAAGCTGGGCTTTCGTCATGGTAGCTTCCGCCTGTGCATTGCCCCTTACAGTATGGGCGGTAAAGGTAAATGTATCGTTGGAAAGCTTAGTTATATCCTTTGTCTTGATATGGTTTTCTTTCATGGCTTCCTTGAAGCGGTTCTCTACTTGATTCAAGGCTACAGTCTTTTTGTCTCGTGCCGCTCTAAGGAGTTTGTAGACCTTCTTTCCACCGTCTCCCATCTCATGGAAAAAGCTATAGGCATCCAGCATATTATAATTTAAAAATTCATGTGTCTTGCCGGGTATTCCGATCCATGCAGTTCCTGTCTTTTGGCTTTCAAAATCCTTAATAACCTCATTTGCTACTTCGGAAACCTTCGCATTAAGGGTATCGGAAATAAACTGATTCTGGCTTTCTACAATCTTCTTCAGTCCCCTTAGGCTGTTTCTCAAAGTCTGAAGCTGTTCAGTAGACAGGCGGTTCATATTGCCATCAATCCCCTTGACCGCTTCTTGTACTTCCTGAAGGCTTGCCCGCAAGTCTGGATCAATATCAAGATACATTCCCTTGCCATCTTCTTCGGTGAATACTCCGCCGTTTTCCTCTGCTTCAGTCAGTCGCCTATTCAATGTTTCAAGGTTCTTTGCAAACTCATTCGCTGTCATGCTGATTTTAGGAATCTTCCCGTCATAGGTATTCACGGAGGAAAAATCTACAGAAGAAAGCACCGGCACAAGGTCTTTCAAAAGTACCTTAGGCACGTGCAGATTATCCGTAGGATTTACAGCCATGTTCATTAAAGCCTTAGAATCCCTTACAATTTCCCTCTTGTAAATCTGTCTATGGCGCTGTTCGTCCTGTTTCTCTCTATACGCTTGGTGCAGTTCCCTTCTGGCTTGATATTCAAGTCCGGTTTTCTTCAGAATCCTAGCTTCTTCCCGGATAAAGGTATCATAATCAATAAGACTATCCTTGTAGTCCGCTCTTAATGCCTTGATTCTGGCAACGCTCTTTTCATCCTTCTTCTCTGCCTTGGCAATGTACTTTTCAATCTTCGCCTCGTACTTCTCTCTGTACTCCTGCTCAAGGCTTGCCCTTGCATCTTCCTTAAGCTTCTTATAACTCTTCTTGTACTTGTTGTTTAAGCTCTCCTCTCCTACCTCGAAATAGGCATTAAAAATCTCGTCCGCCAATCTGTCCACAGCATGATTATATTCTTCTCCGGGGAAATGCTCATAGTCCTTAGGGCGCAACTGCTCGAATCCGTCCAGAATCTCCAAGGCAACGTCTGCATCGTTGCTGGTGAAATCATGTTCCGGGAACTGATTGGGGAACTCGCGCTGCAGTTCTCTGTAAATATCATAGATATTGTTCTGATGGTATGCATTCGCCTTTCGGATATCTACCTTGCCAAAGTATTTCTTTCGCAATGCGCCGAATCCGTCCGGGAAAATATCCTCGATATACTCTTCAGGAATATACAAAGGCCGCTTATCAAAGAATCCCTTGAATGCCTTGTACTCCCTTACCTCGTCCTCATCTTGATACTGGGCATTGTCGATAACTTCCCTAGCGATAGAACGGCTTACCCTTGTTACCTCTCCGCCGTCAATGTTCTTGCTTTCCTTTAGGTACTGATAGAGCCCCGTCAACTGTTCCACTAATTCGCTTTTCTTGAAGGAAGATTTGAACTCATCCAGCATTCTATCTGCCGTTTTTCTTACGTCAGATTGAGAAGGAACATGGGATTTCTCTGCATTTAAGACTTCGCTTAGATAGTTGTTCGCTTTCTTCAGTTCGCTGTTTTCCTCCTCCAGCGCGTGATAGTATTCCTCGGAAATATCAAGCTGGTTCAATTTCCCATTTTTTTGCAAAAAATTATTGACAGACTGTTTATACTGATTTACACTGTTCGCAACAGCGGTATTCAAAGGATTGTTGGGTAATTGTGACCCAGGGGTCTGGAGAATACCGCTATTATTATTTAAATTCTTATCATATAAAATTCTGCCATCATTTTGGGCATCACTTATTTTGGTCGGAAGGTTTTTCCGCCCAAACATAGATAACGCCACATTGCTATCAACAGAAACCTTATTATAGTTCCCATTTCCTTCCGGCTGAATCGCAACCATTATCTGGTGATTCTTGTCATCTTTAAGCCCAACTACAGCAATAATCCGTAAATCATTTGGATCGCTATCAGCTTTATAAATAAGTTCTGGATTTTCGAGTGCATTAACAACATCGAGGAATTTTTGCTTACCAAGCTCATGGTAATGGCCTTTATCCTTCTGCACAAATCGCCCTTCGTTTTTTGCCTCTTGCTCAGTTCTAATCGCTTTGTAAACGTGCTTTGACGTCATAAGCATCGGAAGATTTCTAAGCCCTAAATCCTGTAATACTTGCGGCGTATCATTTAGATAAATATGAGAATCGGAAAAGTTTTTATTCGTTAAAACGTCTTCCACTCTGTCTTCAATAGGTTTATCAGACTGATCGTCGATAACTTTCTGCAACTGAACTTGAGATAGCTCTGTTTCGCTATCTTCCGCATGATTAACAGGCTCATATTTCTGCATATTCTGAGTAGCTTCTTCGATACCGTAAGACCATAACTCCCTAGCCTCTTCGTATCTCTTTAAGTCTTCCTGTAAAGCAAGGCTTGCCCTTCTGTCTCCTGTATGGGAAATAAGTTCCTTGTAGGCATCAATCACGGACTTAATCCAGTCCAGAATCTTCGCCGCAAATCCCTTTGTTTCCTTGTCTGCCAAAATCTCTTTAACTAACTTCTCATCATTCAAGAAACGAGTGGTAGCATCCGCTACAATCTCATCAACGATTTCTTCCTCTGTCATGTTCTGCCCATAGCTATTTCTATAGGCTTCCTTCAGCGTATCAAAATCCGTGCCGGAAGAACGCACTAGGCTTTCTACTACATGGCCGCGGAACATGGGATAGGCAATCTCGTTATAGTCCTTCAGCCAGTGTGTCATCTCGTGAGCAACCGTTCCCAAAATATTGTCACTTTGCAAGTCGATTGTAATAATGCCCTTTCCCTTTTCGTATGATCCATTAGCACCATCTGCATACTTGGAATCCGTGATACGGAAAAGAAGCCCTGTATTCTTCCCCAAGGCATTAAGTACAGTGATTAGATTCTTAGGAGCATGAGGAACGTAATCCATTACTCCGCCTTCTCTCTTCTCCACTCGCTCCTTAAAATTCTGATTCCAATTCTTTTCTGTCGCCATCAAATCCCTAAATCCGGCTTTGTATATCTCCTTTCTTTGCTCCTCGCTAAGCAATGCCATTCTTGCAGTCTTAACAGCTCCTGTCCGCAAGTCTTCGTGTCCTGTTTTGTAGTTGTAGCGCGCGATATTGTAGATATCATTGTACGCCTTAATGTAGGTCGGAAGGTCTAAGCTGCCGTCATAATTTTTCATAAAGGCTTGCTTTCCTTCTGTATCGTAATTCCCGGAAAACTCATGCAAAGCATTTTGCTCCATGGCTTTCCGTGTGGCATCTATCTGCTGGATCCTGTTGCTTAACTCCGGTGCTACCGCCTTACTTCCCTCTTCCCGGATAGAATCTTCCGTCTGATTGTTGGAAAGTACATTGTAAGGCGCGTTATTTTCCTCCTCAGACTGCACAGGCTCGCCGTTACGGCTT